GAAGGATGCATTAGACTTAGCAGTTAAACAGTCTAACATTAAAGTTAATGAAGCACAGATTGAGAAGCTTAAGAAGGATGTTGACACTGGTAAGATTACAGTACAAACTGTGCCTGATGGCTTTGGCGGTGCAACTGTTATTGTACTAGACCGTGAAGGTAACAAGATTCAAGAATATAAAGTAGGTGGTTTACCCTCAGGTGTTGGAGCTCCAGCAGCCCCTGCCCCTGGAATGCCTGCTGCGTCTTATACTTGGAAACCTGGTCAAGGCTTAGTGCCAAACAAATAACATGCCAATCGTAAATGTACCTGCCTTGGGAAATGTACAGTTTCCCGATAACATGTCGTTGGAAGAAATTGATCGAGTCATTCGTCAAGAACTTCAACTCAAAGATCAATATGGCTTAGGAGAGACTGTTGCTCGTGGTTTAGAGCGTGGTGTTACTTCTACGATCCGAGGAGCAGGACAACTCTTAGGAGCTCCGTCTGCTACAGTTCCTCCTGAGGAGCAAGACGCTATCACTCAGATGCAAGGGACTCCACTCGGAGAACAGATCTCTAGCCTAGCAACTCCAGGACAGATTCAGAAGACTGATTTACAGCGTGAGGCTGAGTTCAGAGCAATGGCTGAGCAGCGTCCTGTAGCAGCGTATGGCTCAATGATCGCTGGTAATATCGTAGATCCTATCAACTTAGTTCCTCTCGGTGGTGTTCGTACTGTTGCACAAGGTGCTCGTAATATTGCTGCAGCAGGTGGAGTGATGGGTGCTCTAGAGCCTGTCTACGGAGAAGATAGTCGTATATTAAACATTGCTGGCGGTGCTGTCTTAGGAGGTGCTCTTGGTGGTGGTGTCGGAGCACTGATCCAGAAGTATGGTCGTGAAGCTGTCGAGCAAGCTGGTAAAGAACTAAAAGACAATCGTGCTGTACTCTTAGGAGGCACAGGTCGTATTACTCAGGACAATGTACCTCTCAGTCCTATTGCTCAGGAGATTGCTGAGGTATCTGCTCCTAAGAACATGGAACTACAAGACAGTATTGTTCCTTTGCTACAGCAATTAGAAGATTCTGAGTTAGCGACTAAGCTCACCAACGAGGTTGCTCAGGGCGACTACAGATCTTTCTTTACTGACGCACCCTTCAGATTAACTGATGTCCCTCTGTCTAGGTTTACTGCTGCATTCAGTGCAGATAATCCCCTACGCATGCAGAACTTAGATGCATACCTACAAGCTGGATTCAAAGCAGAAGACCCAGAGAAGTTATTAACTCGTCTCGTAGCAGCTAACAAAGGAGCTGTAGCTACTGAGCTAGACACCACACCTATCAACATTCCTGCTGATTCTGCAGTGAACTTCTTGCTTAATCGTAAAGTACAAGAACTAGGTGGTCGTGATCTAATCAATGCCTATATCCCTGCTCTGCAGCGTGGTGTCGATCTAATCAACTCTATCGATGAGCTGTTCTTAAACGGTCGTGCTGCTGGTATGACTGACGCAGAGATCGCTGCAGTATTTAAGAAAGACTTCGACGAAGTTAAACCTATTCTCTTCTCCGCTATTGGTAACGTATCTAACATTGGTCGTGCCTTAGCAGCAGCCAAAGCTCAGAAGAAAGTTCTAGGTTCTACCGAGCAGATCCTAAAAGGATTGACTCAGAATGGTGGTAAAGAACTGACTGACATCTTTGCATTAAAAGATGCTGTGTCTGCTATTAAGGCTGCTCCTGGCACTAGCTTCGATAAGACTAAGTCTATTGCTGATCTAACTGCACAAGCAGTGAAGCAGCCAGGATGGGCAGACAAGTTCGGTGAGTTCGTGGTTAACTCCTACATCTCTGGTCTAGCTACAACCGCAGTTAACGCATTCTCTGGTGTTGCTAAGGTAGGCTTATTAGGTACTGAGCGTATCCTACAAGCAGTTAATCCTGCAAGTAAAGTTAAGATCGGAGAAGTTCTTCCTGCATTTAGAGGATTGATGGACGGTACATTGGAGTCTGTCTTTTTTGCTAAGGAAGGATTCTTGCGTGGTTCTCCACTCGACGCAGCAATGCCTGAGATTCGTGGAGCAATCGGTGCTCAAGAAGGTGCTACTAAAGCTGAGAAGATCTTAGGTGAAGTAGTTCGTGTACCTAGTCGTCTTAGCGTAGGTGTTGACGAGTTCTTTAAGTCTATCTTCCGTCGCATGGAATATAATGCTCAAGCTTATCGCTTAGCTTCTTCTGGTAAATACGGAGATCCAGAAACTGTGTACAATGCTCTGCGTTCTGTGAACACTAAGACAGTAGACTGGAAAGATAACATCCTAAAAGCTCCTGAACTAGCTGGTTTACCTGACGCAGCACGAGCTAAGTTAATTGAAGATGTTCGTGGTTTTGCTAAGCAAGCTACATTCCAAGCAGACTTAGGAAGCTTTGGTAATAAACTGTTAGCTCTCCGAGCAGCTCACCCTTGGGTAGCTCCTGTTGTTCCATTCGTTAAGACTCCTATCAACATTATGAAGGATGCTCTGTCGTATACACCACTCGGTGTGTTTGCTAAGAATACTCCTAATGATGTTAAGGTAGCAAGAACTGCTATTGGCATGGGCATTACTGCTGCACTCGCTCAACAAGTAGCAGACGATACAGTAACTGGTTCATATCCTAAGGATGCTGCTAAGCGTAACGCTATGATTGCTGCGGGTGTTCCTGAGTATAGCATTCGTATTGGCGACACATACTACTCCTACGCTCGTGTTGAACCGTTAGCAACTATCATGGCTTCTGCTGTGGATGGTATTAACGCAGTGCGTGACTATGTAAGCAAACCTTCCTATGATTCTAAGAAAGAGAAGCAGCTTGTTGTGGATGTTGTATCAGGTGTAACTAAGAACATTGTATCTAAGACTTACTTAGAAGGTATCTCTGGTGTGCTACAAGCAATCCATGATCCAGAGCGTTACGGTGGTAGCTTTATCAATGGCTTTGCTGGCTTACTTGTACCATCTATTGTAGCAGCTCCTGCTCGTTCTGCTGATCCGTATGCTCGTGTAGTAACTAGCTTCGGAGAAGCAGTACAATCTCGTATCCCTGACTTTGGGTTAGGTCTTCCTATCCCATCTCGTCAAGAGTTACCAGCTCAGTCGAAGTTATTCGGAGGAGAGCGTGAGAATCCTGCTTTGGTTTTGCAGCTTACACTGGATTACAGACAGCTCCTGCAGTTCGCAACGCAGTGCAAGAAGAAGTCAAGCGTACTAAAGTAGACTATAACCTACCAAGCAAGACTCTTCGTGGTGTTGAGCTCGAAGGACAAGACATCGGTAAGTATCAGCAAGTATCTAGCTACTATTCAGACTTAGTCTTGAACAACATGATACAGAACTCAACATATCAGAACGCTACTGATAAGATGAAGAAGGTTATGCTTGAGCGTGGGCTGCGTCAGGCTCGCTCGTATGCTACTAAAATTATGTTACAAGAGAAGCTGCAAGATCCTGAATTCAGAACTCAGTTCATCAGAGCACGGCTTGAGAAAAAAGGATTGGAGATGGAAGAATGATTGAGACATTATTAGGTAGTCTACTCGGAGGAGTATTCCGTATTGTTCCCGAAGTCATGAAACTCTGGGACAAGAAGAATGAAAGACAACATGAACTAGCAATGCTAGGTGCTGAGATGGAGTTCGCTAAAGTTAAGGGCGAGATTCATATTCGTCAAGCTGAGGTGGCTTTGTCTCAGGCAGAACTCGATGCAATGAGCGTAGCATTGAAGGAGCAGGGCGAGACATCCAGGGCTGCTGGTAAGTTCGTAGCAGCAATCTCTGCTCTGGTTCGTCCTTTAGTTACCTACTGGTTTGTCGTCCTCTACAGTGCTGTAAAGATTGTGTCTATGATTGAAGCATACGATCAGAATGGCAACTGGAAAGAAGTCCTAATCTCCTCATGGACAATCGATGACATGGCTATTCTAAGCATGATTCTAACCTTCTGGTTTGTTGGTCGTGTCTGGGATGCAAAACATAAGTAAAGCCTTAGAGTTAGCTGCTGAACTTTGCAGACACTTTGAGGGATTCTCCAGCAAGCCATACATCTGCCCAGCAGGGTATCCTACGATAGGCTATGGCACAGTCTATAAGCCTGACGGTACAAAGGTTACCATGCAGGACTCTCCGATCTCCAAAGAAACTGCTAATCAATGGCTCATCTCTGAGCTAGAACATAACTATATGGCTGGAGTTCTACGAGCTTCTCCTATCTTGTTAGCGAACACTAACTTATTAGCAGCTATTACTGACTTTGCCTACAATTTAGGAGTGGGTCGCTATAGGGCTTCAACGCTCCGTAAACGAGTCGAAGCAGGAGATATAGGGGGTACTATTACCGAGCTGAGAAAATGGAATAGAGGGGCTGGTAGGGTGCTTCCTGGGCTTGTTCGTAGGAGAGAGGCTGAGATAGCTTTAATCCAGCAATAAAAAAGCCCCTTTGCAGGGGCTCTTAAGTTAACGCTCGAAGGAAAACAGTAGCCTGAATATTCCTACGTCTAGAATAAGATGTCGACAATCATCATATTCATCGATATATTCAAAGCCTACCATAAACCCAGTAAGAAAAGATAGTTCAATACTCATTCTGATTCCTTATATTTATCTATTGCTCTGAGGAGCAGGGTTTCTAAGCCAACCTGAATGAGAAGAGTCTTAGCTTCTTCGTCCAGCTCTACTTCCATATCAGCAGAACCATCCTCATTCTCGGTCAAGCATAGCAGTTCAATCTTCATTTAACTGGACATGCACCGCTGGCACACTCGTCCCCTCCATCAAAGCTTGCTTCATCAATCTTAGTAATCAAACGAGTCTTAGCAACTAGTTCTTCATACTGCTCCTTAGTGATCTCCTCCAAAGGTGCTTGGTGGAATCCATGCTCATTGTGTAGCAAGAACGACAAGGACTTATGATTGTTCTTATAGTTCTTAGCAAGGTACTTCTTGATCTCAGGTAGTTCTTCCTTACGATAATACACTGTACAGGAAACACTATTGTCTGACCAATGAGCTTGCAACCACTTCACAACTTCCAACTGATCAATCGCAGTCATCTCAGCAGCTAACTTTGTTCCCTCTGGATAGCAGAATGGGAAGCTAACTACCATCGTACTGTGATCTTCACTACCATCAAAGTTACGCTGATACTCCACAGGATAACCGTGATCACGACAGACTTGTACGAGAGCGTGGTCTGCTGCAATACGAATCCTACGAATCATGTACCGAGAATACGCAGGATGGCAACCAGAAGTTACACCTGGAAGTAACGACAATGTACCTGAAGGTTTAACAGTGGTAAGTTTTACTGACTCTGGGAAGTCATGCTTAGCACTGTACTCCTTATCGAAAGCTCGTAATTCTGTGTAAGCTTCCGACAACCAGCTACGTTGGTCATCACTTGCTTGCAAGACACCAGTGACTCCGATGCCCATCCGCATATTACTATGTACAATATCTGCAGTCTCTTCGAGATGGCAGGGTAAAGCTAGACTGTGTTTGTTGATACGATATAGCAGCTTGCAGATGTCGATGAACTCAGACTTACTCGACACATTAGGCAGATATATCTCAGCCAAACAACAAGTCTCATACGGAGCTAAGGACTGCTCAGCACAAGGATTGTAACCCATCACCTTAGGATCTGGATACTGAGTCTCTCCCAGTCTTCCAATCTTCCTGCTGAGCTTCAGGTTAATTAAACCATAAGGCTCGCCCTTGCCTTCATACCCATCCCAGAAATACTCATGGAGATCTTTGAAGTCGTTACATACTACGCTGTTATTAGACATAGCTCTCCACGAAGGAATGTTACCCATGTCCCACCGTTTAGCCAGCAAGTATTCAACATCATCAGGATCACCAATAGCAATCTGAGCAGAGCGTCTTACATTACCTGCTACTACAATTGCACCGATAATGTTCATGATGTCGAGGCAATCGATAGAGCGTAACTGACGACCAGCTCGCTTCTCTAGGATCTCTCCGATCTTCTCAATACCCCAACATAAATCTTCAGCACCCGAAGCAGTACCACCAAAGCCCTTGATAGGAGAACCCTTACCACGAACTAGCTTCGTTGAATAAGTAAAGGTCGTAGCAGTGTTAGCTAAGAAGGCTGCCTTCAGTGTCTTACCGAGTAGCTTAACCCATCCTTCACGAGAGTCAGGTACAATGAAGTCTGCATCATTCGTATCCAAGCGTGTAGGAGTCTTAAAGCTTTCATTAACTGGAGGAAGCTTAGACACATGCTCACGCTGAATGTTGTAGCCTACTCCTGAGCCTAGCATCAACAGATCCATTGCCCATGTGAACGGACGGACTGGTTGATCTACGACAGTGAATGCACAGTTCTGTAGACTAGCAAGACCTAAACGACCTACCGTTTCAGTTCCCATCTGCCACAGGAATCGTCCAGCTACAGTGCCTTTCAATTCCTTCAAGTACTTCTTCAAGCGTTTCTTCTCAGCTTCTGTAAAGTTACAGTTCAACTGATTGTTTGCTGCTGCAACGACACGATTCACTGTGTCTTCAAACTCTTCTGTAGGACTACCAGGATCTGCTTCATTCAATCGACGAGCATATGTCCTTTTGTATGTAATATATCCTACGGTACTAAACGGTGTGTTAAATTCTGTCATTCAGTTTCTTCCCAATCTACTTCTTTTAGAAGTCTGTTATAATTGTTTTCGATAGTGTCGCTAAAGGTTTCTACTAAGTCTTCTGAAGCTATGTCGAGTAGCTCCAGAAGCATTACTTCATCTAAACTCTTCAACCGTTCTTTTAACTCTGGCAGTGTAAGAGTACGATTCATTTTACTTTGTCTTCGCTCGCTTAGCAGCATTAATTGTAGCAGCCTTAGCAGGTTGTGCCAAGCATGTCTGTACGAAGTCAATAGTTTTCTGAGCAGCTTCTTGAATTGCTTTCAACTGAGCAACTGCATCCTTGTGATTCCAATCGCTGATCCAGAAGTCGACCACATTCTTGGTATCTGCTTGGATGGTAAGGTTTACTTGCCAGTCATCCTTCTCAGTAAAGCTGCCAGAGACATTGATAAAGCCGTTGTCTTCTGGATAAAACTTATTAAAATTAATTTTCTTTGATGGTTTCTTCATCCCTTCAGTCCCTTGTAGTAGTAGCTTTGTTAATGATGTAGTCAAGATAATGCCTCGCTTTCTCTAAGTCTTGTACTCCGTCTTTGTGTTTCCAACGCAGTATATA